ACACTATCGGTTTTACCTAATGCAACAATTTTAACTATCGGAGCACAAGGATTTGATCCGTTTAGTGATCGATTCACAGATGTAACCTATTACGAGCGTGTTGATTTAGAATCGCAAGATGGTCGCGATATTGATGATAGCACAGTTGAGTGGTGGGGTAAGCAATCTGCTGATGCACAAGAAGAAGCATTAGGAGACGAAAATCGTATAGCACTACAGGAAGCTCTTGCAAAATTAAGTAAACTCATCTGGAAATCAGATAGAATATGGAGTAACGGAAGCTTCGACTTCACAATATTAGAAGATGCTTTTAGACAGTATAACCTACCATTGCCCTGGAAATATTGGCAGGTAATGGAGATGCGTACAATATTAAAATTAACCCCTCAGGTTGGAAAACTCGGTAACAACCACAATGCATTAGCAGATTGTGTCAACCAAATAGACTTGTTACAGAAATCATTAAAAATTCTTAATGTCAAAAAATTCTAAAAGTCGGGTGTTAAATCACCTGCAGACCAGCCACCGGATAAGCTAAGATCCATATCACAATTCAAACATACTGACTTATAGGAACGGAGAGCTCCTTTAGTTTTAATGACCTTAATTTGCTCCGGATGTCGGGCCTTGAATCCACACTTCTCACAATAATCCTTCTTAGAGTATCCAGCTAATTCCCAATCTTTCTTAGTCGGTTTTTTCCCAGCCACATTACATTTGTGACATTTTTTCCTGTAGTAGGTTTTGTCATTTTTTTTGTAGTTGACTTCTCGATTATTCCCACATTTACATAACGGTCTTTCCATAATGTTATTTATAAAGGTATAAAAGGTACTTTATAATAAAAAAAAGGTAGTTAAAGGCATTGTTGATCCTTAGATTTACTGAAATTTTAATAAATAGATATAATAGAAATATATCTAATAGGAGATTTAAAAATGAAACAACTTAGAGGAGACATATAATGGCACTCGTTTCACCAGGTGTAGAAGTAACAATTATTGATGAGAGTCAATATGCTTCTGCTAGAATTAACACAGTTCCTTATATACTAATTGCTACAGCAGAGAATAAAGTAAATGCAAGTGGCACAGATATAGCACCAGGAACAATATCAACAACAGACGATGATGTTTATTTAATTACAAGTCAACGTGAATTAGTAAACACATTTGGAAACCCATTCTTTTATACCACTAGTGGTGGGAATTCAATCAATGGTTATGAATTAAATGAATATGGTTTAATGGCAGCATACAGCGTCCTTGGTGCTACTAACAGAGCATACATTCAACGAGCTGATATCGATTTAGCCTCAATAACAGCTTCATCAGTTAGACCTGCAGGCGATCCATTAAATGGTTCGTATTGGTTAGATTTAAGCGAAACTGAGTGGGGAATATTTGTTTGGAATGCTGTAACAAATAACTTTACAGTACAACAACCAATTTTAATAACTAGTCAAGACGATCTTGACACAGGAGTTCCTAAAGAGGAATTAGGTCAGATTGGTGACTATGCAGTCGTTACTTATTATAAGAGTAATCCAGTATATCGTAAAAACTCGGCTAATGCCTGGACATTAGCCGGTAGTGATTCTTGGAAGTTATCTATGCCAACTATAGTTGGTGATGAATTTAATCCTACTGTTACAGCAGGACATCAGATGGTTATTAACTCTACTACTATTATATCTAGTGGTACAACACTTGCTACCTTAGTAGGTGATATTAATGTTGAAACTATTACAACAAATGTCGAAGCAAGAGAAGTAAATCAGCGTCTTGAATTATATACATCATCCGGCTTCGGTTCAGGTGATAGTTCAGCTGATGTGTCGATTGAAATTGAAGACGATCCTAACAACCCTGTTGCTGGTACAACTTTATTAGCTGATATTGGAATTGCGGCAGGAATATACAATGCGCCAATCGTGCAATACAGCTCACATACACAAGTGCCACGTTGGAGAAGTACAGATACTTCTCCTCGCCCAACTGGATCAGTTTGGATTAAAACTACTGCGGTTAACGAAGGTGTTAATTTAATAGTTAAAAGATATGATACAACTACTAACGTATTTACTGAACAACCAGTTCCGTTATATGTTAGTGATGCCGAAGCCAATAAATGGTTAGACCCAGCACGAGGTGGTAAAAATATCGAAGTAGGTGATACGTATGCTCAATATGATGTAAATAGAAACAGTACAGGCACTATGTCAATATTTTCCAGATCATTTGGTGAAACATCAATTACTGGTGAGCTAGTTGATCCAGTTTTTGTACTTGGTGATCAATTCGAAGTAGCCGTAAGTTTACCTAATGATGCAAATTTAGCTCCACCGGTATTGTTAACAATAATTGGAACTACCGCATCTGATTTCGTTGCTCTTTTATTAAGTGCTAATTTACCATACCTTACTGCAAGTGTAACAGCTAATAGCAGAATTAACATTACTCATACAGGAGGCGGTGTTATACATCTTTCAGATACGTTAGGTGGAGCAGTAGCGGCAACTGGTATTAACGCAGGACAAGAAAGTGTTAGACGTGCATATCCAAATTCGTTAACAGATTTTAGTATACTGTTAAGTAATTGGAATGTTTTAGATTATTCACAAGATTTAACTCCTCCAGGACAAGATCCACTAAACGGTACTAATTGGTACTATAGTGCAATTGATGAAATGGATATTATGATTAATAATGCCGGCATGTGGGATGGATATACTTTAGTCGATAATGATATACGTGGTTATGATTTGCGCAATACTAATCCAGATGGTCCAATGTTATCATTCATTGCCCCTGATACACAAGACGACGGTTCACCGTTAGAATATGGTGATTTATGGATCGACTCTAGCGATTTAGAAACGTATCCTAAAATTAGCCGTTGGGAGCTTCGTGATAATATCGAACAATGGGTGTCAATTGACACAGCTGATAGTACAACAACAGATGGTTTAATATTTGCAGATGCACGTTGGGCAAACAATGGTGATGTTGATCCAATTACAGATGAGTTAGTACCGATTAATGTTCTTAATAAGAGTTTATATGTTGATCCTGACGCACCAGATCCATCATTATATCCAGAGGGTATTTTATTATTCAATACTCGTAGAAGTGGTTATAATGTTAAAGAATTTCGTGTTAATTATTTTAACCCATCTGACTTTGGTAATGTTATATTACCGAGCGAAACAAATGCATGGGTTACAGTAAGTGGCAATAGAGATGATGGTCGTGCTAACATGGGTCGTCATGCACAGCGTTCAATGGTAGTTCAATCAATGCGTGAAGCAATTGATACAAGTGAAAATGTTCGTGAGGAAGCTAGAGACTTTAATTTAATGGCCACTCCTAACTATCCAGAACTTATTCCTAATATGGTTGCGTTAAATAATGAGCGTAAGAATTTAGGTTTTATTATTGGTGATTCACCGATGCGTTTACCGAATACAGGTGCCGAGTTAGTAGAATGGGCATCAAACAATGCCGGTTTAGGAACTGATACCGGCGATGGTCTTGTTAGCAATGACGAGTACTTAGGTGTTTGGTATCCAAGTGCTAAAACAAATGATTTGTCCGGACAAGATATTGTTGTCCCACCAAGTCATATGATGCTTAGAACAATTATTCACTCAGACGAGCAATCGTATCCATGGTTCGCACCAGCTGGTGTTAGACGTGGTCAGGTTGACAATGCTACAGCATTAGGATTTATTGATGCACAAACAGGCGAGTTCCAGCAAATTGCTACACGACAAGGTGTGCGTGATGTGTTATATCAAGCAAATGTTAATCCGATTACATTCTTACCAGGAAGTGGTATTACTAACTATGGTAATAAAACAACACAGCCAGGTAGTGCTTTAGATAGAGTTAACGTAGCTCGCTTAGTTAATTATATTCGTAAGCAATTAGAAGTCCTTGCTAAACCATTCTTGTTTGAACCAAATGATGAGATTACACGTAATGAGATTAAGAACGTTATCGAATCATTAATGAATGATTTAGTTTCGAAACGAGGCTTGTATGATTATTCAGTAGTATGTGATAAGTCTAATAATACACCATTCAGAATAGATAGAAATGAACTTTGGGTTGATATAGCAGTAGAACCTGTTAAATCAATTGAGTTTATTTATATTCCGGTCCGTATTAAAAACACAGGCGAAATATCCGGCGGTTAATTGGTTACCTTAAGGAGAACTAAAAAAGCGGCTTCGGTCGCTTTTTTAATGGGCGATTTTTCACCCTGTAAATATGATAAATAATACACAAATAGGAGACAAATAAATGTCAGTTTCATCATTAACAAAAATGTCAGTTCCATTAGCGAGTGACCAATCAGCAACAGGACAAGGCTTATTAATGCCTAAGTTGCAATATCGTTTTCGTGTTGTATTTGAAAACTTAGGTGTTTCGACTCCACGTACTGAATTAACAAAACAAGTAGTAGATTTTAAGCGTCCGAGTGTTTCATTTACAGATATCCCAATTCATGTATACAACTCACTTATTCACTTAGCTGGTAAACACGAATGGGCAGATGTTACCTGTAACATTCGTGACGATGCATCCGGTTCAGTTGCTAAATTAGTCGGTGAGCAATTACAGAAACAATTAGATTTCATGGAACAATCATCAGCCGCATCAGGAATCGATTACAAATTCATCACACGTTTAGAAATGCTAGACGGTGGTAACGG